GAGCGGGGCGTCAATATGGCCAAGGCAACCGCCACGATGAAGAGCGCTGGCACGTCACCTGCCAAGTGCCCCATTTGCCCCTGCTGGGTGACCGCCTGAACGGCCATGATTGCGCCGTGTACGGCGCTGGACCACACGGTGAACCAGATCAGGCTCAGATGGGCCAATGGATCACGTGCGGCCAGGATCAAGAACACGCCGAGTGTGGCGTAGATGCCAACGATCATCATCGGGTAGTCCGAGTGACCGACGTGCCAGGCCCAGCCGGAAGGCCAGAGCAACATAAGTGGGTAGAGAGCAAGACACGCGAGGCCAGCCAATACTAGAACGAGACGTAAATACCTGAGGCGATCGACTACGGTCATGGCGGACTCCTCTTTGGGGCTGACATGTTGGGGCCGCTTCGCGGCCCATCGCCGGCTTGCCGGCGATGAGGCCGGCACTGCCAACAGCACTTTGGACAGGTGGCCGCTTCGGGTCGGCCATGATTAGCCACTGGACTGGCTAGGCTAATAGGTAGCGTCGACCTTCTGTACTTAATCTTATCCGCAGCTGAGCTCGGTGCAGTCGTTGGGGGATTTGCAATGACAACAATCGATGTGAAATCCCGATTCGAAGCAAAGCTTCTTCGTCCGGCACACCCTGGAAATGATACGTCGTGGGCGTTCGTAGTACTGCCAAGAGACGCGAGTGAACAGCTTCCGAGGCGCGGAAGGACGACCGTTGAAGGCACAATCAATGGGCACCATTTCCAGGCGACCCTTGAGCCAGATGGTCAGCTGAGCCATTGGCTGCAGGTAAGTAAAGAGTTACTCAAAGCCGCGGGGGCGGCCGTTGGGGATATCGTTACGCTGGAGTTAACCCCTGTGAAGCAGGAGCCCGAGCCTGACATCCCACCCGATTTTCAGGAGGCACTGGCGGCCATGCCTGAGGCTCGTTCAGTTTGGAACAGTACGACCACCCTCGCACGAGTAGACTGGATTCACTGGATTACTTCAGCCAAGCAACTCAAGACGCGCGCAAAACGAATTGGTGATGCATGCGAGATGCTTGCATCCGGCAAGAAGCACGTTTGCTGTTTCGACTCGTCGGGCTACTACAGCAAGGCCTTCCTTGCGCCTAAGGCAGAAAATGGGAAATGAGGGGAAAAATGCGGAATGAAGGAGATCGGTAGAGGCTCGCAAATCGGCACCCCAAAAACGCAAAAAGCCCTGACTAATCAGGGCTTTGAATATGGCGGAAGCGTAGAGATTCGAACTCTAGGATAGTTGCCCATCGACGGTTTTCAAGACCGTGGTATAAGCGCCCGATCCATGCGGCGCTAGCGGCGAAATCGATTCCAAAACAAAGACGAAACGGCACGGCTACAGGCCGCATACTGCGAGGGTCGCCGCTTCAGTTTTGGAATCGGTTTTCCTACCAAACTCCGCCTATCGGACGCTAGAATTTGCACCAGCGAGACTGAGATGGAGCTTCAAGAATGGCATTTTTGCTAAACACTGTGATCTGCACCTCAATGGCTGTCAGCGCACTGTGCGACACCGGCAACCCCAAAGCGGGCACGCTATATCCCACACGCGAAGCGTGCGAGGAAATGGCCTACATCTACAACAACGAGCAGTTCCAACGGACGGAAGAGAAGCTCGATGAAGAAGGCAGACCGCTCAAGACCTGGACGTATTACTGCCGAGCGGTTACCAGCTAGAAGAAGTCAATTCTTCGATTGCGACCTGTATTACCTATGCCAAAGGTCGCCCCTGTTGAGACCGTCCCATACTGAAGACTTCTAGTACTGCAGCAGTAGTGTGAGAATCCGACCTCAGGCCGCGCAGTTCGCGGCCTATGCATCGGGGCTGTCTAATATGCATTGACGGTTTTGATCGACTTTTGCCCAGTAAAACCGAGAAGCTATCGAGCAGTTTTAGACAGGCTCAGCACCCCTATCCAGGCGTTCTGCCGACGACGATCCGTCCTGGCTCGTCCCTTTCCCACTCATCCGCTTACTGGAATTGAAACAGGCCCAGGTGCCACGCTTCCTCATGTTCGTTGAGCGCCCAGTACCTGGCGGCTTCAGCAAACTCCAGCATCTCTGAAAGCTGATCCAAGTCGACCTCTCGCCGGCGGTGCGCAGCAAATGCCATCTCCGAAAGCACCAGAGCGCGACCATCCGGATCTGTGACCAGGGCGGTGTGATCGTTGAGCTCGGCCAGCCAGGCCCTCGGCAGCCCGGCCATCATTCAGTCCTGCACCACCAGGACTGCGCATACAGCACGCCGTCCACTTCCTCAACACCGTTGATGTTCATCCCGAGCTGCGCCATGCCGTTGACCTTGGCATCGTGAAGGCGCGGGATGATGTCGGGCCCTGGTGTCGGGTTGAATACCCAGGCCTGGGTAGCGACCCGCCCCAGCGGCTCACTGTGGTGGTCACCGATGTGGATATCGGCGCGAAGGGGCTTGATCTTCCTGAGCTGATCGGCAGGTACAGCGACGCCATTCACACGGCGGCGGACGAGAAGAAAGTACATAGGGCACCAATACTGTATATCGATACAGTATCGTAGCCACAGTTGGCACTACTGGGCAACTCAATCAGCCAGGCGGCGTCAACGCGTCGTACTCGCGCTCGCAGTGCTGGCCGGCGATGCGGGCGCGGTCATAAGCTTGCGCCAGCTCTCCCGCTCGTTCATCAGCCCGTGCGAGCAAGTCGGAGAGCACCATCGCGGCGCGGGTGGCTGCCTTGCCACGGGCGATAGCAGCGGTATCCGTGCCGGGGCAACTGACGGAGGCAGCGAGCTTGGCACCTTCGTGCTGCAGCCGCTGGCCAGCAGCATCGGCGCCAGCAGCGCCAGCATCCGCAATCGTTTGTTCTTCCTGGGCATCGGACCTTGCCTCCTCCTGCGCCTGAGCGCGTCGTTGTTCTTCCTGACGGGCTCCGCGTTCGCCGATCACCTCGGCCAGGCGGTCGCCGCTATCCCGTTGCGCTGATGCCTGGGCGGCCGCGGCACGCTCCACCGACCGGCCGTGCTGATAGGTCAGCCAGTAGGTGCCGAGGAGCGCCAGTAGCAGTGCCAACCTGACGGCCCAAGACTTCATGCCAGCACCCGCAGCGCAAGGTCATACAGCGCCTTTCGCTCAGCGGCTCCGTGTGGCACGCGACCAACCTGACCAGTGTTGATGACGCTGCCGATATCCTGGATGCGGCCAGCATCGGCCAGCTCGTTCAGACCGCGCTTCGCCCACCACCAAGCGGCAGACTGGGCGGCGTGCTCGGCCTGCTCGAGCAGCTCCGGCTCGTCTTCAAGCGGAAGGCCAAGGCCGGCGCCCGCCTCTCGATAGTTGCTGCGGCCGGTGACCTGCAGCAGGCCGCGCCCGCGGTAGCGCCAGCCTTCGCCGGATGCCTCCGGGCCGTTGCCCATTCGGCCGCCGTACACCTTGTTGGCGATCTTCTCCGGCTGCCGGGCGTATGCGCCGGCGTTCTGCGCGGAGAACCGAGTGGGCCAGGTGCGCACCAAAGCTTCGGCGCTGTAGCTCAGGTTCTCAACCAGGTTACGCAGCTGGCCGGATTCATGGCCGACCTGGGCCAAGAAGGCCGCCTGCCGGACACGGCTATCGATCTTCCAGCGCGCCATCGCCCGGTTCAGTGCAGGCAAAAAAATGCCCGCAACTGGGCGGGCTTTGGGAAGAATCTGCAGCAGTTGCTGCTCGGTTATGGTCATGGTGACTCCGGGCACACTAAGCCCTCCCAGCTGACGGGAAGGAAATGTAGAATAGGTTGAAGAGGAAATTTGTTGCAGTTGTGATACGTTTCCTCATCGAATGAACATGTCCGACAAGGAAAGCTAAGAGCATGCAACACTCAGTTAAAGAAAACGAATCCAGCCAGCTTCCTAAGGTTTTTACCGAAGCTCAAGAAGCAAGGGTGCGGGAAATAATTCAAGAAGAGATTCAGAAAGCGAAGGTCGAAGACCTAGACGCTGTGAACGAAGAATAATCAAAGGGCCGCTCTTAAGCGGCCCTTTTTATTTATACCGTGACACCAAGTCGCTGCATGCGCGTTCTCATCCGCTCCGCAACAAGGGCAATCTCTTCGTCGGTCAACGCCTCCGAGTAAATCGCGATCGAGGAAATATCAACCTCCCCCGGAAACTGAGAGAAGGCGCTGCCAATTCGGAATTTATTAGCGGTAAGTGCACGCTGTGTTCCAGCACTTCCAACAACTTTTGAGGCGCGGGTAATGTTCTGGACCAAAGTGCCTTCGGTGTCGGATGCTCGCAAGACCCGAATACCCCAAGCAGTAGGGTCATCGGCAGTCGAGACCTGACCGACGCTAATCCCACCGCTGCCATTGCTCCGTGCGGCGGTCGAAGCGAGCAGCGCAGCGCCGCCTGGGTACAGGGTGACCCCGGTCGAGTTTCCGGGAATCCCCGGGGTTATAGACGGGCCGGAGAAGGTGCTCGCATAGACGGGTCGAGGATCTGGAGTTGGAATTGGGTCAGGAACGGCGACGGGCGAACGACCCACCGCGATGATTGTAACCTTCGCAGTATCAGGAGCTTCGGTCTGAATGAAGTTCACAAGCGATTTGAAGCGCCCATGGGTCGAATATGCTACTGGAGATCCTACAATTCTCCCGTTTGGCTTATAGGGCGCACGATTGAAACCGAAGCGGGCAGCATCGGTGTCGAAAGTGAACCAGGCCTCAAGTCCGCGAGTCACTGGCGCAATGACTTTGGTATTCCACGGAGCAACAGTGTCCTTGGAAATAAGAAGAATACCCATTTTAAATCCTTATTAAATGATGTTGAGCTTGAGGCCTGCAACGTATGGAGCCATTGCGCGGTAATACGCATAACGGGCCGAGCCAATCGGGTGAATATCGTCCGACCAGTTTCCAGAAATAAAGCCATCCTCCCCAGGAGACGAAGCAGGCAATGCGTAACCTGCTTCGTGGTTGGCCATTGCCCAAAGCGGCGCAACTGTTACCGAAGAACCGATGTCGATCGCCGACTTCTGGATTCCAGCGATCATTTTCGTGTAGGTGGAGCTCCAAAGAGCATTGCGAGCATCATCAACCGCGGTTCCAGGCACCGACCTGAGGATTTTCGCGCTAGGCCATGCCGCCTTGATTTGCGAGTGCATAATCCGATCAGCGTCATGAATCTCGCCATAAATCGAGCCAGGAGCTACGAAGTATGCATCGTTCGTTCCGAGCAGGCTGACCACCACGTCGGGGGTATCCAGACCGAACCTGGCTTGATAGAAAGCGGGATCAAACACATATCCGTTGCGGACAAGGTCATCTCTGTCCTCTGGCGTGGCCGCTCGAAGGAACGGGTTGTATCCAGCCTTGGCCGACTTCGCCATGGCCAGATACGAAGCCTCTTGGCCGACTTCCACTATCAGTCGACGGTTAATAGCACACGTGTAATCCCGGGCCTGCCAGCCATGCCGCCCTTCCCCCAGCAGCCCGCTAGCTCCGTTCGCGCCCTCGCTTGGCCCTGCTCCTCGAAGGGTGCCAATGAATATAGGGGCGAAACCAAGATCCCTGAGGTACTGGTCGAGAATGTATGCTCCGGCATAATTAGTGATGCTGTCGCCGATCATCAGGATCTTGATGGTGGGGGATCCCGTCTGCACGGGGACGTCCTTGATGTTCAGCTGCATGAAGCGGCGTGCATCCGGGTTAGTCCTGGTACGCAGGCTGAGGACCGCCTTGTCACCATATGCCGAATGGCTTACCGGAATCACCTCACCCAATGCAGACGCACTGGTGCTCATGCTTCCCAGGGACGCAACCACATCACCAACCTGCTCCCGCCTAGGAAGAATACTGGCCACATGGATTTTGGTATCTGATACCGGAGACGTAGCTATCAGCGGACAGAAAAGCAATCCACCTTCCAGAGGATCGGGTCCAACATCTTCACCAAACAGCGACATTGGGTCGCTAAGCGGATTGAGGATCGCACCGTCAAGATCCGTTACGAAAATTCCTGGCTGGTCTGTTACATGCATTTCCAGCGGGCCCAAGATCGTCATCTTCTCATCGGAGTAGAGCGACATGGCACCTTCTGCGTCGCCAATTGCGAGTCGGCCTGGCAATGATGCTACTTCGAATGGGATGGTGGTTAGCCGCTTGTCTGTGGCGAGCAGCTGGAGACCGCCCTCAGGATCACAGACCTCAAGAATCGCGACTTCAGGCGAGCTAGATGGCGAGCTCTTGACGAGACTAGAAAGCGTTTCAACAACGTCCGCGGATGCCACCCTGCCAGCGACAACAGCGACACCTCCATCGTTTCGATAACGGGTCTCGAACGTCCCATCAGCCCCAGGAACCGTGAAGAACCGATTTTGAGTACCGGTACCATTGGTTTCCAGCAGACCTTCCTCGATTGACGGATAAGTCCCAGTACTGGCCATGAAATCGGCATAGATCTTTTTGAGGGTTGGCTTTGTAACGCCGCTGATGACAACGTGGTCGGCATCCGACAGGAAAAGCGAGTTGGCGTTGTTCACCAGCTCTTCAAAGAGCTTGAGGTCAGAAGCTCCGCTCATATTTACTCCATGTAAAAAAACCACCGAAGTGGGCAGGAAATCAGGTAGCCGGCGCACCGGACCAAGAATGGGTGTACCAGCGCTGCAGCAGGTTCCGCAGAGCAGCATTCATGACTGGCAGGGGCATACCGGCAAGCAGAGAGGTGAACTCAGCCTCATCGACGATGGGCAGTTCGAATAGCTCGAGCTCCGCAGTGTACCGCCACAGGTCGGCGCCAACCAGCTCGGGCACCACCGGCGTATCAGTGAACCGAGCCCGAGTAGGCTGCAGGCCAAGCGGAGTTTTGATCGGACACAGGAACCAGTCAGCCCACTTGATCCCCCACTTGCGCCACCCGTCGAACAGCTTTGCTTGGGTAGCCGTGAACATCCAGGAAACGTTGACGAGGGTTGGAACCGTCCGATAGCGCCGACGTTGCATTGCTCTGCCGGTCACCAGCGGTGTGCGTACGATAGGGCTCGCCGGTGAAAAGCCGTACCCCTCACGCAACGGCAGCGGAAGGTCGTCAGGTATCGAAAGCATCAGGCCTTTCCTCAGGTCGGTGCGAAGTTGTCGTCGTCGGCGTACACCCGCACGTCGTAGTTCACAGCCTCGACATCGGCGGTGAAGTCTTCCGGGGTAATGGATTCGATCAGGATCGGGTAGCACCACCGGGTGGTCGTTCCGAACAGCAGGTGTGGCGGCTCGATGTCCCAGGACAGATCCGGCTCGAAGTCCAGCCCAGGCACAGTGAGCCGCGTTTCATCCACCCTCGTCGCCCGCCATGGCCCGCTGAGCGTGCCGTCTGGGCGGCGCAGGCCAACAACGTGGCTTGCCCCTTCAACCCAGGTAAGCGGCTCGGAGCTTTCCAGCAGCGTCTTGCCATTGCCTTCTTGGAAATCAACCAGAATGGCACTCTGCCCATAGCCCGGAATGTCATCTGCGGCGGCGCAATAGCTCTTGTACCGGCTGTTCATCGCGGCGAGCTCCGTGGAGAAGCTGTAGCCATGCCGCTGATATTTGTAGCGTCGCCTTTGCCGCATGCCGATGCGCCAGGCCCGGTCACGATTGATCACGCCCTGCAAGGTGACCTTCTCGGTTTTCGCGCCCACATCCCCAGGCAGCCGGCACTTCACTGTCTCCTTCTGCCAGGTGTCTTCGTCCACATACTCGACATCCACCCCGTCATAGTCATCGGGGCGCACCGTGGTGAACTTGCGGGTGAGGCTGGTGACCATGCTTTGCGGGGTGTACATGTGCTCGAACACAGAACGAGGCTCATCCCGCACTGGCCGGATCAAGCCCCTGTCTATGGTCAGCTCAGCAAACCCCGCCATCAACGCCGTGTTGAGCGCCTCAAGAACGGTCTCCTGCGTCGACACTTCCAGATCGAACTTGTCACCGCGGACCTTCCAGATGGCATCGAGGCGATCCAGTTCAACCAGATCAAGATCAGCGTCTGTGTAGCCAATGGTTCGGGCCACATGAGCAACCCACGGCACGATGTCCCTCGTGGGTGTCTCGACCGCCCAGGCACCACCACTGCGGACGGGTAGAACCCGCGTCGGCCGGACCGAGACCATGGTCTGGGATTGGGCCGAAAGCCGGTTGCTGCCCTTGATGTAGACGACCATCACCGTCACATCCTGGTACCGGCGAGGCGCGCGCTCGATGCGACCTCGCAGGCCGAACCACTGCACCCGATCCTGTTTGTTTGAGCTCGTCGACTCCTCGCCAATGCGGCGTACTCGAACCTCAGGCCGGATAGCCGTTGGCAGGGAGATCTTTCGCGTGTAACCCATCTGATCGGGCGATGTGGCTGTGTATGTGGAGGTCAGGGACGTCCAAGCTCCAGCTGTGGTGATGTCGCGGTATTGAATCTCGACATGCACACTGACCTGGCGCTTATTGCCGTTCTTCTCGGTATAGCGGATCAGGCCCTGCGGGAAGAAGAAATCGAGCTCAAGGCGGCGCGTCACCTCGCCTTCCGGGACGGCTGCGATCGGGCCAGACCAATCGCCCTCCATGGTCGAGCCGTCCAGCACGATGTCCACGCCATTGGTTTCAACCGCATCAAAGCCTTCCCATTCATCGTCCTCGGCTCCGGTATCGGTCAACTTAGTGACAGTGATGGCGGAAGGGCCATGCGCTTCACTTCCTGGAGTGTCCTCGTCGTCTTCCTCGGAGTCATCCGAGACCGCCGTGATCCGGTACCGAAGGTCACGGTATCCAATGGTGGATGGCAGCTCGCCCGTCAAGAGGCCAACCACTGGCGCGCCGCCGTCGTAGGCCAAGGTCATCTTGGCGAATTGCCCATCGGCTGCGGCCTCGGATTTCACACCGGTCACGAACACCGGGTTTTGCCCGAAAACATCGGATGTAGAGCCGGTCAGACCCAGCGCAACGCCAGAATACGGCGCGGCCTGTTCTGCAATGCGCAGCCGGCCGGACGATACGCTGGCCGCCAAGGGTGTTCCGGCAAGCGCGCTGTTCACCGCTGTGACCAGGCCAGCCAGATTTGTGGCTGCGCTATTCAGCGCGACAGGGAACTCACTGGCGCCGCGGGTTACTGTGAAGGTCAGCGGCGCCATGTCGAAGTCGAACCGGGTTGGAGCAGCACTCCCGGTAATCATGGATGCGCTCCCAGGCACAGCTGGCGTGCCAGGCACCTCAGGAACGTAGGTGGCCACGACGTATTGCCCAGCATTGGCCCCGGTGATTTCCAACTTCATGCCAACAAATGGCTTCAGCATGGGCACGTGCTTGCCGGTGATCACCGTGGCACTGCCATCGGCAGGCGCGATGTAGGTATACGGGTAAGGCAACTCGATGCGCGCGATCATGCCGCTGTCCCAACCGGACGGGAACCATCCGGCGCCCTCAGGCACCGAGAGCACAAAGTCGCTCGCCTGGACTGCATTGCCAGAAAATTGCTGCTGAACCACTATCGTGGTGGTCAGCGTCAGGCCGGCATTTCCGGTGTTGGTAGCCCCTACCTCCGTTGAACTGTGCCACCACTGGGCGGCCGTTTCGTTGCCCAAGTCCTGCCCTGGGCCATAAATCGTGTAGCTGGCAGTCGAGCCCAGGGAAGAGATCGGCGTGTCACCAATCAGAATGTCGCTGGGCAGCACCTGGTACTTACCCTTGCCGATGCACAGGAGCAGTTCTGCCCATTGCTCGGTAGGGTCACCGAAATAGCGATGCACCGGGACCAGGATGTCCGGATAGCGCTTGGGATGACCGGCCAGCTCAGGGATCACATCATTGAGTGCCGGCTGATTGCCCTTGACGGTCGACAGGTTGAGCTCCCGAGAAGTCCGGTTTTGCATGCTTGGCGTGGTCGGCTTCACCGGATCGAAGGGGTTGCCCAAGCCGAATAGCTTGGCCAGCGGGCCAGGCTTGAAGATGGTCTTGAGGGCACTGCCCTTCGGCTCAATGAAGATCGACACATGGTCGCCGGGACCAACCTCAACTTTTCCCCAGGTGGCCGGGGCAACCAACTCACCGTTCACTGTGATGCTGATCGGCGGTACCGGCCGTGGCTCATAGCCCCGGACTTTGCCCTTCAGCCAGGCCTCAATCGTCGTGGCCTGATCCAATGGGTGGCGCTCAAGGGGGCCACCCTCAAGCTTGCTCGGAAAGATCTCGATCACGATGGTATTTCACTCTCGGGTAGGACCGCTCGAAGTCGATCAGGCGCATGTTGGTCACTCCAGCGATGGGGTTGATCTCGAAGACCCG